ATTTTCGCCTTCCTTGATCTTGACTAAAATTGAACATTTTTCAAAGGTCTCGCATTGACATTGGCCTGTCAGCCCTTATTTTTTCATCACGGATACGATGATGAAAAAGGACTATTAACAAGATTTCAATTTTGCACAAACAAAAATTGGAATAATATGGATGGGACCTTTCAGACAAGATGAGCTCATAACGCTAAGCGATGCCCTCGATATTGCCGAGGATGCAACAGGGAACCATTTTAAGTTCTCAAATGGGCAATGGAAGAAATACGGCTATGACGTTAAGACGCTTTCTTCTTTGGGTCGAGGAGAAATAGATAGCTGTGCCCTCGCCGTTTTAAACAAGGGAATTAGGGTGTTAAGTGATTTTGAGTCAAAAACGAAAGGGCGCGATTTTTATTTTATCTGTTTGCAGGATCACCTTATACTGAGGGCGCTCAAAAGGGACGGGGATCTGGACCTCTTGCCGCTTCTTGTATATATTTTCACCCATGAACTGATTCATATCGTCAGATTCTGCAATTTTTTTCAGAGATTTGATGTTACGGACAAGGAAAGGGTTGAAGAAGAAGAGGTCGTTCATTCAACGACCTATGATATTTTGAAAAAGGTTTCTGGTGATCTTGCGAAGTCTTTTTATTTGTTTATAGATTCTGATGGTACTGTTTTTAATCGTCTTTCTGAGTTTTCTCAACCTAGTTTGAAGCATGCTATTGGTAAGCAATATTTTTTTGAAAATTATAAAGATCTTTTTAATAATGATTTTGTTACCTATAAGACAAAAGATGGTGTTCGTCGTTCAGCTTTGCCTCGTTACTATAATAAATTGTTTGAACAGTTTTACCCTAAACTGTATTGTGATTTGAAGGCTCGACGTCAAGCTTTTGATCGTAAGCTTGTTTCTGATGAACGATATGTTCAGATGGAGCGTTGTGAGTTGTTAAATTTGAAGAAGTTTGAACGTTCTTTGGATGTTTTAACGTTGGATTTGAATCCTCATTTTGAGGATCCTTTTTTATTATTTACTCCTACCTAAGGTTTTTTATGAAGTTACAAGTATTTTGTTTATGGGATTCTAAAATTGAATCTTTTATGTCACCTTTTTTTTTAAAAACTGTTGCTGAAGCGAAGCGTGCTATTTCTGATTTATGTAAAGAGCAAGGTAAATTGGCTGTTCATGTTGAAGATTATTCTTTATTTCATTTAGGTTCTTGGAATGATAGTTCAGCTATTTTTGATCTTAAGGCTGCTCCAGAGGTTGTTTGTCCATGTGTGGAGCTGCTGAGTAAGCAAAGCTCCGAATAACTCCTTTAAGTTATTCCTGACATAGTCAGCTTTTCTAGTTCACAAATTTCTTTTATATAGTATAGTAAATTTTATGGGGGTTGATTCCCCCAATTTTCTTAAGCAATATTGGAGATTTTATGTCAACTATGGCTCATAGCTTTTCTGCTTCCCCGCCTGCCACTATACCTCGATCTAAGTTTGATCGTTCACATACTCATAAGACTACATTTGATGCAGGTTATTTAATTCCTGTTTATGTTGATGAAGCTTTGCCAGGTGATACATTTTCTTGTCACATGTCTGCTTTTGCACGTATGGCTACTCCTATTTTTCCTATAATGGATAATTTGTATATGGATACGCATTTTTTTGCTGTTCCTGTTCGTTTGCTTTGGGACAATTGGGAGCGTATGAATGGAGCTCAGACTGATCCAGGTGATTCTACTGATTATCTTGTTCCTACCATTACTTCTACTGCTTCTACTGGTTATCTTGAGTCAACTATTTATGATTATATGGGTATTCCAACTAAAGTTGCTGATTTAGAGCATTCTGCTCTTTGGTTGAGAGCTTATAATTTGATTTATAATGATTGGTATCGTGATGAGAATTTAATTGATTCGGTTTCTGTTCCTACTGATGATGGTCCTGATGATCCAACTTTATATACTTTGTTGAGACGTGGTAAGCGTCATGATTATTTTACTTCCTCTCTTCCTTGGCCTCAGAAAGGACCTGCTGTTGAATTTCCTTTAGGTATTACAGCTCCTGTTGTTTCAACTGGTGTTGCTCCTACTTTTCAGCCTCTTACTGGTACACAGTTTACTAGTGGACTGATGTCTTGGTCTAGTGTTACTGCTAGTCGTTTTGCTCCAGCTAATTCTGCTGGTCCTGCTGATGGTGTTCCGATTATGTTTGGTTCTCAGACTGATAATACATTAACTGGTTTAGAAGCTGATCTTGCTTCTGCTACTGCTACTACTGTTAATCAAATGCGTGAAGCATTTCAGATTCAGAAGCTTTATGAGCGTGATGCTCGTGGTGGTACTCGTTATACTGAGATTATTCGTAGTCATTTTGGTGTTCTTTCTAGTGATGCTAGATTACAACGTCCGGAATTTCTTGGAGGCGGTTCTGCATCTATTTTAGTTCATCCTGTTCCACAGACTACTGGTGGTTGTGTTGGTTCATGTCCTGTTACTCCTACTAATCCTCTTGGTACTATGGGAGCTTTTGCGACTATTTCTACTCATGGTCAAGGTTTTACTAAGTCTTTTGAGGAGCATTCTGTAGTTATTGGTATTGTTTCTATTCGTGCTGATTTAACTTATCAGCAAGGTTTAGAACGTATGTGGTCTCGTCAAACAAGGTTTGATTTTTATTGGCCTGTTTTTTCACACTTAGGTGAGCAGTCTGTTCTTAATAAAGAGATTTATGCTCAAGGTACATCTGCTGATGATGATGTTTTTGGTTATCAAGAAAGATATGCTGAATATCGTTATAAGAATTCTTATTTGACTGGTAAATTTAGATCTAATGCTACTGGATCTTATGATCTTTGGCATTTATCGCAAGATTTTGCTACTTTACCTACTTTGTCAGAAAGTTTTATTGAGGAGGATCCTCCTGTTCCTCGTGTAATTGCTACTCCTGAAGAACCGCAATTTTTGTTTGATTCTTTTTTTAAAGTAATTTGTGCTAGGCCTATGCCTGTCTATAGTGTTCCTGGTTTAGTTGATCATTTTTAGAGGTTTTTAATGGAATATGTTGTTCCTGTTGCTCAAGGTATTGCTAATTTTTTTGGTGTTGAGCGTACTAATAAAGCTAATCGTCAGATTGCTCAAGATCAAATGGATTTTCAAGAGCGTATGTCTAATACTCAAATGCAACGTCGTTCTGCAGATTTGAAGTTAGCTGGATTAAATCCAGCTCTTGCTTATGGAGCTGGTGGTGCCAGTTCTCCTAGTGGAGCTGGTGCTACTATGCAGGATTCTGTAGGTCGTGCTACTAATTCTGCTAAAGATGCTCTTCTTACTAAACAGACTATTGAGAAGTCTCGTGCTGATATTGAGTATATGAAAGCTATTACTCATCAAACTGATGTTGCTACTAAACTTCAAGAGACTCAGTTGCCTAAAAAGCAACTTTTGAATCGTCCTTGGGAGTTAGCTTCACATCTTTCTTCTCATAGTGCTATTTCTGCTAAGAATCAGTTAGCTCAAGCTGCGATTGATCGTCCTAAGAATTTTGAACGTATACAAGCTATGTATGATAAGGGTAATAAGCATTCTGAGAAGAAGAAAGAATTTTATAAAAATACTTTCAATAAAATTAAGTCTAAATTTAAAGGTTAATTTATGACACGTTACCAAAAAGATTTTCTACATCCTTCTCGTTGTGTTCAAGCACACCGTAAGGAATGTGATATTAATTACATAATGTCGAAATATAAGGTTTCTGGAGCCTTAGATCACTTTTCTTTGTCTCAGCCTAGGTTTTTGGACTGTACATCTGTTAAGTCCTATGATGAGGCTTTAAACCTCATTTCTACTTCTAATGATTTTTTTGAATCTTTACCTTCTGAAGTTCGAAAGACTTTTGATAATAATTTGTCTAAGTTTTTAGCCTTTGTAGATGCTAATCCTTCTTATTTTGATAAGACTTCTTCCGATACGGAAGTTAAAAAAGAGAAGGTTGTGGAACCTGTTGAGGTGGTTCCAGACTAAGAATTTCACCTGGCATATTACGCGCCGCTTGATTAGTAATATGCCAGGTGACAGCTTCCTTATAAACATTGACTTTGCAACAAAAAAGGTGGGCTAAATGCACAGAAAACGTATGAATAAGCGAACAAGTCGTAAGATTTTCAAGCGTGGGCTTAAGTCAGCGAGAAAAAACAAACGACCTCCCTCTATGAGAGGTGGTTTTAGAATTTAATTGTTAGTAAATTCTAATTCGTTCTATAAATGAAAAACCCATACCGAGGGACGGTATGGGTAACATTTGGGATGTTACTTATATTTTATGGTTTGTTATCATTTAAATCCAGCGAAGCGTTCTGTTTCAGGTATTAAATTTTGTTCTAATGAGAATGCTGAATTTCTATTGCCTTGTGGTAATTGTATTGGCTGTCGCCTTTTAAGAGCTAAGCATTGGGCTGTTCGTTGTGCTAATCATCTTCAATCTGTTGATGATGGTATTTTTTTAACTCTTACTTACGATAATGACCAT